TGGAACACCAAACGGTATACGTTCTTTACGATTCGGCATTGATCTTTCTTCTGCTCTGCCTTCGCTGCCTTTACAATGAATCTGGTGCCCTCTCAATACATGATTTGCGCTCTTGCCGTCCTCAACGTCTATGTCCTGACCGCATTTCTCACAAAAAATTGTTTCAGCCATTATTTTTCTCCCTCGAAATAATCGGATACATACTGTTCCTTAGTTAAAAGGCCTCTGCCAACCAGCTTATCGCATTGGGCTTTTGCATCTGCCGGAAGGTCTTTGTAGCCTTTCTTCTTGTTCGTTTGTTCGGCTTGTGATGCCACTTGACTACCTCCATCAACTGTTGCCGCCGCTTTTCTCATCGGGTTCTCAAACTTGTGCGGAAAGGCTTTTTTAACGGCGTTTTCTATTCTTTGCAACCATTGGTCATAGGGAATAGAAGGGTCTTGCATCTTTTGGCCCATAGCGTTTGCGTACAGGGTTGCTTCCTCATCCTTCAGATACCAGTCATTGGACAAATGCCATTCCTTGAAAATCGGATTTTCCTCATCATGGGTCTGGGTTGGTTCTTCATATTTGATTTCTTCCGGCTTTTCGAGTTTTTCTTTTTCCTGTTCCAGCTTAGCCCATGCCTCAGTATTTCCATTCTGAACAGCGTCCATTTGCTGTTTTATTAGGTTCTGCTTGGCCCTCTCGTATTCCCTTTGACCAACTGTGTCGGCTATCTTCACTAGCTTTTTCATGGTGTCCTTAGACGATTTCAGTTCCGTCCGAAGACTTTCAATAGTTGATTCATAAGTTTTCATCTGGGCCCTCATGATCGGCATCATTTCTTCTGTACGTTGAACCCATTCTTCTGCCGGTCGCCATCTGTTAGGGTCTCCCTTAAATTGCTCTTTGGGAACCCAGCCCATCATTTCAGCCCGTTTTTCTATCTCCGGGTCTACCTGTGGAAGTTGCTGTTTTCCCTGTTCTTCCTGTTCTTCCTGCTCTTCGAACTCTCCGTATTGGGTTTGTTCCTCTGTCATTTCCTATTCCTCCAAAATTGCACAAATATCCTTATCGTTTATCAAACGGCATGTTTCCCTATTGTCGCCGTCCTGAATGTCCACGATGGAACCAGCGTACTTGTTGAAAATCACTCTATCACCAACCCTCGGGGTATCCCCTGGCAGGTCAACCCAAAATCCGGCCCCCACTGCCATAATTTCGCCCCGGTCCATTGCGTACTGTTGCCTGTCCCGGCTTGAATCCGGCAGGTAAAGTCCTCCGGCACTTTTATCCTCTACCTTGTCCGGTTTCACCAATACCTTGAACTCAACCGGAGTTACTCCCTTGTATCCTGTCATTTCCTCATCCTTCCTGGGGCAACAAAAAAAAGCAAGATGGTGGAGGGGTTCCCACTCTTGCCCTTTTTTGTTCGGTTGAAACCGTCCTTGGTTGATCAGACCAAGTTAGCCCGTTCTGTTATTTATTCTGGTAACATATCCTCATAAGTCATTAATAATAAATCATTTATTTCCAGATAACGCCCTACGTTCACTCCTTTCTCGTCTTCCAATGCCCCGCCTGCTGCAAGGGCATGGGCGATTTTGTCTTGTCGTTCCAGCAAAACCTTTCGGACTTCCCTTGTCACGGAATCCATGAGCCATGCGTCATAATCTGCTCTTGTTATGTCCATTTATTTTTCTGCCTTTTGCTGTGCTTTGGCCTGCTGACGTTGTTGCATCGCGGCCTTGTTTTGTTCTGATAACGCTTTCAATTCAGCCACATACGCCTGAAGCTGTGGCCCTGCTTCTGCTGCCTCAGCATCAGCTAAGGCTTTGATAGCTTTTGCCTGGGTTTCCAATATATCGAACTGAGCCTTGAACAGTTCCAGTTCAAACTTGTCTCTCTCCAGCTCCATTTTCTGCAATTCCAGCATGGTTTTCGGGTCCGGCGACGGAGGGGGAGCATTCATAACAGTCTCAACATCATCAATCTGCATGGCCTCAAGCATTCTTCTGTTGATTTCCTGATCGTTAAACCCCTGGCCCCTCATTTCAAACAGCATCTGGGCTTTCAAAAGTTTCTGGGTGGTCGAAAGGTCGTTCGGATCGCCAACAGGGATGATATCACAACTGGTGGCATCGTAATCCGACTTGAATGCCGCCTTTGGATTGTCCAAAACAGTATAATATTGCTCCGGGTTGAGATAAATTGCGTTCAACCTGAACAACTTCTTGAACTCTTCCTTGAAGGACCGAAAAAGTCGCTTGTGGATAGCAGAAAATACCTTCAGGCCCTGCTCTATCCGTGCAAGGGTGGTGGTAGGCCTCTCGTTGGCTCCACCTTCCAGACCGCTCATAATGTTTGCCACGGACGATAACCTGTCACCGGCTTCCGTCATGAATCCCAGCAGAGCAAAGAGGACACTGGACGGCTCCTTGGTCGGCAATGGGAATATGTTTTTCCTGAGATCATCCCCCGTGAAGGCGACAGTCTTCCATTCATTCAGGTTAAACCTGAGAATTCCACCTCCGCGCCCTCTTCCCAGCTGCAAACCCTTGCCAAGAAAGCCGGATTGAGAGTTGTGGAGTGTGCCCGAGTCCGTCAACTGATTTACTGTGGTGTTGATGCTTCGATTGATAGGCTCCAACAACCTGCCATAACCAAAATCATAGATGGAACCATCCGGGGAGGGCATAAAGGAAAACTTCGTGTAATAATGGACCGGTTCTATCCTGAGAATTTTGCCATTTTCATCCATATGAATGCCGTCCATATCAAATCTGGACGTTATTCTCGCAACCTTGCGCGTATCCTTATGAACAGTAATCACATACGGCTCTTTATAGCCATCGTCATCCAGGTCATACCAGGTGTGCTGTTCAAGAAACACATGAGGTTGGTCCGGGTCCAACGAACTAATGGATTGCTCTTTGTTCTCATCCTTGACACTCGTTGGCATCCCATAATCGTCGTCTAAAAATATGCCCTGGCGTTTTCGTTCCTCTATTTCGTTGGGATACAGTGTGTAAATTTCCGTGATTCTGGGCACCGTCAACATATTTTTCGCATGATAATTGATCACAATGTACTCTGGGCTGCGGAATTCACTGCAATTTCGGCCCAGGTTGGGTGAGAAAAACGTCTTTTTGAAACAACAACCAAGAATCGGCAACACCACGAGCAATTTGTCCGTGTCCTGCTCCCATTCGGGCATTTCTTCCAGGCACTGGTAGCTCATGTGCTCACCAACACGGGAAGCCTGGCTCGCCTTTGTCCCTTCAGGGTCGGAGCCTATCACCTTACCCTTAACGACCTCCAGACCCCTGACAAAATTTGGGTACGCCCGGGCAGAAAACTGGATGGACGCCGTAGAAAGCAACGGATATTGAATGTTTGAAGCGTTCTCGAACGGAAAATTCTTCTGCTCCCATATTTGCATGGCTAGTCTCATAGCCAACTTCATGGTTTTTTTCCATTCTTCACGACTTTCTTCGTCTATTTCATAACCTTGGATGCAACTTAAAGAAATTTCTTCAAGTTTTTCATCACTCAGGGTTTGAGCAATGTTCCTTGAATCCAAAGCCATGCTAATAAAGGAATCTTCCAAATAATTTGGTCTTGCTATCATATCAATATCCCGTCATCGCATCCCGATTCTCCTGAAACTGCCCATAACCAGACGGTTCCCAAAAATCATCATATGCCTCGGGTGCTTCCCAGTGAGTATCAAGCAAGCACACCCTGTATAAGTTCTCCATCATATGATCATCTTTGTCAACCGGCTTCTGGGTCTCCTTGTCCCACATATACCCCTCAATCTCATACAAAAACCGCGTCAGATCGTCAAACACCCTCAAGCTGGGCATGTTATTAGGCCCCTTCAGATGCTTCTTAACCTCCAGAATACCCTGCTCCTTATCCTTACTAGCAACCTCCAAAACATACCCATACTGCAACAAAATAGCAGAAATCGTCTCGTATACAGACCTCTCATTATTGCTGTCACCCTTCGCCAATGGATCAATGATAATCCTGTTCACACGAAAATTATGGTACTTCACAGCCTTTACAATATGCTCCGCAACCCACTTCGCATCCCCATGGTTCCAGATCTCCTCTACCACATACCTCTCATTCTTCGGATCCGTTGCCACAAACAATACAGCCTGTTTCTCTCTCGGATGCACATCAACCGCAATATCCACCATCCAGTCAAGAGGTATCTCGAACCTCTCCACCAAATGAATCTTACGATTAAATTGCGGATATACCAACCCCTGCATGTACTGCGGAATTCCATGAATACGGGCCTCAATGTCACCTTCCGACAACTTATTGGCAAATTCTTCAATACCCGCCTTCGTTATACCATATCCCACATTATCATAACTCGAACCCTGAATCCAAAATACCGTCTTGTCAGGCCTACCCTCATCATCCACCTTACGGACAATCTCCCTGTCCACCCAGGGCTCTTCAAGCAACGTGGCTGCAAAAATCTCCCGACCTAGCCTGTCAACCAACCCACGGGCATTAGCTACGTAAATCTCACGTCTCGGAGGCTCATCATACAATATCAAGTCCCCGCTCCACCCCTCGTGCTCCTTCGGCCTCTGGTTGTTCGACATGATCTCAATCGTGCCACCCGTCTTTACATCCTTCCAAAACGTGTCGGTTATAACACCATTTCCATGCCGCTCAACCGGCCTCGCCTTCGGCCACCACTTATCCAACTCAGGTATAACAACAGCCTTTATATGATCCTGCCAACCCTGACCAATATAACGCACCTTCCGCGCCCTCTTATGAGGAAATAAAGGCAGCAAGCTCTGATTATTCCACAAAAACTTCCCAAACACCACGGACAGCCCGATTATCGTCAGAAGCGTCGTTTTTCCCAAGCGGTTCCCGCCCGACATTCCAAACGTCTTATAAAACGGGTCCAAAAACGCCTCCAACACCTGCGCCTGCTTAGGATTGGGGCCAGGATTAGGAGCCTTGTCAAAAAACTCCAGCAAATTACCCTCCCGGTAATCCACCATCCTGCGCTGAAGATCAATCTTCCGAGCCTTCAACTTCTTCAATCGCTCAATCTTCTGAGACTTCGTCTCAACACTCACTTCCGCTTACCCTTCCTCCCCCTCACAGGATTGTTAGGATGCTTGGAATTCCAAATCTTAGCCGCCTTCGTCCTAGCAGCCTTCAAACTCATACCCCTCCTAACCAAACCATCACGGATCTTCTCGTAACCCTTCGGCATCACCCTTCTCCTCAACCCCTAAAAAATTGCCATCCCCATCCCTCAATATTCGATAATGATCCCCAAATCCAGCCTCACCCAACACACAATCCCTCAAATTACCAAACCGCCTAATCAGCACCTCAACCTCAGCCACCAACTCGTTCACCTTATCACCCAACTCCATCAACAATTGCCGCGTCGGACGATTCCAGTAACTCAAATCATTGCTGTTAGGTAACCTCTCAATCATAATGTGGCACGTGAAACATCAAA